CTCGCCGATCGCCGCCAGCAGCAGGTCAGCACCATGCCGTCGCGCCCCGTCTCTTCGGCCGCGATCTCGCACCACGCCTTCGCCTCGGCCAGCGTCACCACCGGATTGTCGGCGTCGGCCGGTGTGACCAGCGAAAGCGTCATCCAGGGCGTTCCTTAGGCGAACAGGGCAAAACAAAAAGGGCGACGCAACAAAGCGCCGCCCTTCTGGGGCAACTGATCAGTCGACCAGGATGTGGAATGTGCCAACCTTGGCATTGCCGCCCTGGGCAAGCACGATCTTCACGCGATCCTTGGCGATCGCGATCTTGTCCTGCACAGCCGTGCCGCCGGCCGCGTAAAGCGATGCGGCAGCAGCTGCAGAATGAGTGGCCTGCCGCGGTGCGACGACCTTCGATGCGGTGACATTCGCTTCCGACCACAAGCTGATGCCAGTTGCTTCGCCCGTGATGGTGAAATCGACCGTGTCGGCATAGTCGGTCTTCACATATTCGATCTGATGGATTTTCCCGCTGATGCGAGCGGGCGAATATGCGGTGACGGTGCCATCGGCAGCGGTGGTCACCGTGACAGTGTAGCGGCGCATTGCAATTCTCCTCGTTATGCGGGGCGAAAAATTGCCCCTGGGTGCGGGCCGCAAGCGGCCCTGGTGCTCGCCTGGAGATCAGGCGGTTTCGGCGGCGGGCGGTTTTCCGCCCTCGATCAGGTCGGGTTTAGCCGGCGTCGCCGCAGCGGCTTCGGCTGCATCACCAGATGCGTCAGCATTCTGATCGCCACCGCCATTGCTGCCAGCAGCATCTCGGCCGTCAGGCACTGGAACTTTTTTGTTGGCTGGCGGCCGGGCCATCTTGTTGGCCGGGGCGTTTGCCTTTTTCACCCGCCGGACTGCGCCAAGGCGCTCGAGGCGAGCAATGTCGCGCTCGTCATATTCTGCTTTCGAACCGACAGGATTGCCGTTCAGCGGCTTGGTCAGGATGACCTCAACTTTTGCCATTGTATCGCTCCTACGCTTGCGAGAGGCCCGCAGACGGGGCTCACGAAAACGGGGAGTGGGCGGACCCACTCCCCGAGCATTGTCATTCAGCAGCTCAGAGGCGGCCAAGATCGCCGTAGACCAGCGCTTCGGGCCGGTAGACGGCCAGTGCGAGCCGTTCCTCGGCGCGGATCGTCACCTTGTTTTTGATAAAGTTGTCCTGGTCTTCGGTGGAAACCTCGACCGTGGCATCTTGCCGATCGAAGATCTGCGCGGCCAGGTCGAAGGCGCCGACCAGGAACTTGTCGACGGTGATCGCCTGCGTCGGCACCACCGGCAGACCCCACAGCCGAGCCTCGGCAACGCCCTGCGGGTTGCCCAGGATATAGCGGCCCTGGTCGTCCTTCATCGTTTCGATGAACGCCCAGTCGATCGGGTTCAGCACAATGCCGTTGGCCGGATACTCGGCGAGCGCGACCTGAAGGATTGCATAGCGCAGATCGTCGATCATCGAATCCGCAACCAAGCTGCCAGGCGCGGCATAGGCGGTGGCTTCTGTGATCAGGCCCGGCAGATGCTGGCCTGTCCCGTCACCAGTCAGCAACTCCACTTCCTCGGCATAGGCCAGGCCATACCGCAGGCGCTGGTCGATGATCGAACGCAGTGCCGGCGCATCGGCGAGAACCTGGACGCTTGCGCGCATCCAGTGCGCGATGGTCCGCACGGTGGCGGTAGCTTCTTCCCACTGAATGCTGGACTGAGCCTTGGCGGCGCCTTCCGCCACCACCGCGGCCGCGTTGGTGAAGCCGGTCTCCTTGTCGTACTCGACCGAATTGGAGTTTGTCTGACCCGGGGCCAGCAGCGAACGAATTGTCATGCGGCGCTGCGGGTTCGAGACCGGAGCCGCGCGCTGAGGCTGGATCAGCGTACCGACCGAGCCGTCAGCATTGGTCGTCAGCGAGGAGATGTCCTTGACGTCGACGATAATGCGCCCACGCGGGCGGGTCTCAGCGGCGAAAGCTTTGAACTTCTCGTCGCTGGTGAAGCGTTCACCTGCCGTCAGACCATCTTCGCCGCGGCCAGTGTCGCGGGCCAACTTCTGCTCGAGGTCATCGAGGCGAGCGCGATCTTCGTTCAGCTTGGTAAGCGTCTCGTCGATCTGTTCCTTGATTCCGGTCGTGAGCGTTTCACCGGCCTTTGCCTTACCCAGGGCATCCTCGGCCACCGCCTTCACCTCGTCGAGGCGCTGGTCGAATGCTGCTTTTGTTTCGGCGGCAAGCTGTGCCGCGGTCTTCTGCCCTGCAGGGTGGCCATCAGGGCCGCGCAGGTAGCGGCCACGAGCGCGCTCGGTCGCGGTCATCGCGCCAAGGCAAAGCGCTGCCGAGGCCGCCGAAGCGGCAAACATCGTTTTCTTCATCATGTCGGTAATCCTTGGTTTCGGCGACCTCAGGCGGGCTCGCCGTTCGTGTCGATGGCCGGCGCGTCCAATAGGGCGCGCCAGAAGTCGGCTGCTTCGTCAGGCTCCCCCTGACCCATCTTGAGGCCATGAACGCGCACCGCACGCTCGGCCTCGGCATTGGAGAGACCGAAGGGTTCTTCCTTCAGTAACTTCTCCCACTCGCGCTCCGTCAGCCGATCCCCGGCTGCGAGGCGGGCGCAAAGGTTGTCGATCTCGGCGGCCTTGACCGCGGAAACTGTGGCTTGGTCGTTCGCGCCCAGCGATACGACCGAGACCTCAATCAACTTCAGTTCCTTCAGGCGGGTAACCCCTTCGGCTTCATCCTCGTCGGCTTTGACGACACGATAGCCGATGGATAGCCCGTCGATGTCGCCCGCCTTCAGCAGCGCGTGCGCCTCGGCGCCGCGCTGGACATCCATGTTCAACTTGCCGGTCACCAGAAGGCCTATTTCGTCTTCAACGAGCTCGACCCAGCTGCCAATCGGCGAATGCGGATCATGCTGCCAGAACATCTTCGGGCGCGTCTTTCCGCGTTTGTGCTCGGCCAGGGACTTCCGAAACGCGCCGGGCATGACGATCTCGCCATACAAGTCGACATTGCCAAACACCGACCCATAGCCCGTGAACTCGCCGCTCTCTTCAAGCGCCTTGATCTGTAGAACGGCCGCGCCCTGCTTGGTCCTCATTGTTTGGCACCTTCGTTTTCGACCGCTGTCGTCAGCGGCACGTCTTGCATCTGAACCATCAGCACATCTCCGCCAGGCAGCGGCGCGAGATTCTCACGCCGGCGCGCTTCGTTGCGGGTCATCACCCCGATGCGGGTCATCGTTTCGTAGAACTTGGCCCGGCCTTCGCTGTCGCCGCGCAGCAGATCTTCGATGTTGAATTTGATGGCTGTGCCAGCTTGACGCTCCGCGCGAGACAACAGCTGCTTGGTGGCCGCCTGCTCGACCCGCTTCAGCCGCTTGCGCAATGTGAACTTCAGGAAGCCCAGGACATCGTTTTCCTTGCCGGTTCCCCAGTTCGATGCCTTGTCGCCGTAGCCCACCATCGCGGGTGGCACGCCGAATATCCTGCAAATCTCCTCACCGCTAAACTTGCGGCTTTCCAGCATCTGGGCATCCACTGGATCGATCGTCAGCTGTTCCCACTTAAGTCCATTGTCGAGCAGCATCGGTCGGCCCGAATTCATCGCGCCCATGAACTTCTCGTTCAGTATGCGCTCCAGCTCGGGCCGCTGCTCGCCAACAAGCGCGCCTGGAAACGTCAGTGTGCCTGACGGATTGACGCCGTTCGCAAACATCTTCGCCGTAGCCCGTTCTGCCGCCATAGCACCGCCGAAAGCAAGCCGGCAGAATGTAAGGGTGGAAACGCCCCCCAAAGGGCCGCCGCCGAAACCACGTACATGAAACATCTGCTCTTGCTGGCGTAGCTTGCGCTCGCCATCGACCGTCCATTCGTACTCAATTCCACCGCGATGGCCCCGCCGCACCTTAACGCAATCGGGACGGATTGGCGTCAGGCTCGATACGTCTCCGGCACCGTTTCGTTCGATCTCCGCATAGGCATTGCCCTGCAGCTCTACACTGGCGAACATGAACTCCCAGAAATCAAGCGCGGTCTGATCGTAGTTCGGATCGAGCCCGATTACGTTCTGTAGACGGTGATCGCGGGCTTCGACCCTGATGCCGTTAATGTCAGGGCGGTGGACTGCTGCCGAAAGGCTGGCAGCAGTTCCCGCAATCAAATTTACGCAACCCCACGTTGCTGAAAGGCCCGCCGCATTCCCGTCTTGGGCCAGGTGATCGCTATAATCCGCCAGCGTTACCCGGTTGGTGGTGAAGTTGTCTCGGTCACTCGCGGAAACTCCGCCAAACCGGACAATATCCACGCTCTTCCGTTCAATTCGCTTGGCCTCCCACGTTGCCTCCATCCGCGCGGCAGCCTTGGAAAGAGGGTAGCTGCTCACGCCGCCCGCATCCCGGCGATCCATTCATCGACCGACACTTCGGCCTTGCCTGCCACCGGCCCCCGAGCAAGCGCCAGGAACGCATTGAGCATGGCAATCACCGGGTCGATCTTCATCGAGCCCGCCGCCTGCTTCGTCATCACCAGAGCACTCCCGGAATAAGTCACCTTGGCGTTGCCAACGCACCACGCCATCATTCGCCGGCCGCCATGCAGCGCGCGGCCGTCCTTCAGCATTCTCGGCAACGTCGCGATCGCCGCGTTCAGCATGTAACCCTGGCCCTGACCGTACACCTGGGGATCAACGATCCCGATCGATGCCAGCGCGTCGACCAGCATCGGGCTGCCGACCCGGTCGACCGCCACGGCATATTGCTCGGGCAGCAAGCCCAGATCCTGCACCTGCTCGATGTACCCGACCAGCTCGGCCAGGTCCTGCGGCAGTGGTGCTTCGAATGTCTCGCCGTTTGCCAGCGCCGTGGCGAGGGCATCGGCGTCGAGCCGGCTGTCCTCGTCGCAGATCGTCACGTCGCCTTCGCTGGCATAGTCGCGCAGCTCGGCCGCAATATCCTTCCGTCGCTCCAGCACGTCGGGCCAGGCCCATGCGTGATGCCAGAACAACCAGCGGCCGGTCTGCCGCTCGCGCCCGGCGATGCAAAGCCCCAGCAAATCGTCCTCGCCGCCGCCATCGATCCCCGCCACTGCCACTTCGCACCGCGCCAGCATCGCATCCAGCGCCGCTATCGAGGGATCGCCCGAGGCCAGCCAATGATCCGCGCCGCGCCAGCGATCGCTGCGCATCCTGAGGCCAATCTCGACATTGAAATGCTGACTGGCGAACAGCGCCAGCTTCGCCGGATCGCCGTCCACTGCCTGGCCAAACTCCCGCTCCAGGAACGGCAGGTCCAGGCTGCGCCCCAAATTCGGATTGACCACCGGCCACAACGTGCGGTCGGTCTTCCACTCTTCGCTTTCGATCACCCGCTCGGGATATTCATACAGGATCGGCAGCAACGGCAGGTCGATCCTGCCGTCGCGCACCCCGCGCGCCCGCTCCAGCTCGTCCTTGAACTGGCCGGTCGGCGGCGCTTTCGATTGTGTCGTCGCCTGCAGCAGGAAGCCATCCGGCCGCTTGCCCAGTGCGCCGCGGATCTCCGTGAAGATATCCGCCGAATTGTTCTTTGACGCCAGCACGTGCGTCTCGTCGATCATCGTGCCGACCGCCTTGCCGCCGGTCACAACGTCTGTGTCCGCCGCCTTGATCTGCAGCTTCGAACCATTGGTCCGGTGCTCGATCGTGCGGATATGGTCCCGGCACTGGAACAGCTTGTCCAGCGCCGGGTCAGCCTTGATCGTGCCCTTCGCCTGGTTG